AACGTGACCAGCCACAAGGCGGCGCAGTGGGTCCGGTCCGGGTTCCTGCGGCTGATGCCGGGCGCGGTCATCGACTACGTGGACCTGTGCGCGCAGATTACGCAGATCACGTCCGGGTTCGCGATCCGGGAGATCACTTACGACAAGTGGTCCGGCGAGATGATCCGCCAGGAATTGACCCGTCGGTTGGGTAAGCGGGTGCCGATCATCCCCAACGAGCCGACCTACGTGGGCATGACGCTACCCATGCGCGAGTTGATGGCGCTGACGGTGCAACAGCAATGGCACCACCACGGCAACCCGGTTGCTCAGTTTTGCTTTGACTCCATTGAGGTGCGTCACGCGGTCGACAACCCGGACCTCATCAAGCCGGTCAAGCCCGAACGGTTGCCCACTCAGGTGCGCATCGACGCGGCGGTGACAGCCGCGCTGGCCGTCGGCGCGTGGCGTACCCGTGGTCAGGCCCCACCCAAGCCGCGCGCGGCGTACGGATTCCGTTAGGGGGTGGCTGATGGCCACATTAGTTGCTACCCCGGTCGTCTCGGCCGCGAAGGTTGACCTGGACGTCACCTTTACCAACACCGCGGTACTGACCTGCCGCATCGAACGCCTCGACCCCTCCGGCGAGTGGATCGTCATCCGGGCCGGCGAAGGTCAGATCGACCTGACCAACGGCGCGGCCCACGTGGAGGACTACGAGGTGCCGCTGGACGCGGCGGTGTCCTACCGGGTCACGCAGTTGACCCCGGCCGGTGCGGAGAGCGCCACCTCAGCCGTGGTCACCGTCGCCAGCGGTGGATGGTCGTGGCTCAAGGATCCGATGGTGGCCACCCGCAACCTACGGCTGACCGAGGTCACCAACATTGAGACGCTGACCTTCACCAGCCGGGCCGGTGCGTTCGCGGTGCTGGACCGGGCCAGGCCGGTCGTGGTTGCCTCACGGCGGGCCGACTTCACCGGGGAGTTGCGCTGCACCACAGCCACCGAGGCCGAACGGCTAGCCATGGAGGATCTGATCTCCCGCGGTCAGATCCTCCTCTTGTCCACCCCGCAGGTTCCCTCCTACGGCTTCGGCCACCGCTACGTCCACGTAGGAGACGTGACGCAGTCCCGCGTGGGCATCGGTCCCGAGCCGACCAGGGCATGGGTTCTGCCTATCACCGCGGTCGACCGGCCAGCCGTGCTCGCCACGACCCCGCTGGGCATCAAGTGGTCCGACGTCGCAACCGGTTACCTGGACTGGGTCGCCGTGGTGGCCGACAACGCCTCGTGGACCGAACTGGTGGAAAGCGAGCCGCTATGAACCGCGTCGGCGCCCGCCGGTACTCCGACCGGTTCCTTAACGCGTTGATGGACTCACACGCGATCAACAGCCGGGCCGAGTTGTACTACAACAACGCATTGGTCGGTGACCTGCCGCTGGTGTCCGGCACGGTCTCCGGCGATCGGTCCGGGTCGGTGCGCCGTACCGCGAACATCGTCGTAGATCCCAACGTGGCCAGGGACAAGGTGATGGGGCCGCTCATCCACCCGTACGGCAGCCGGGTCAAGTGCTACCGCGGTCTCTACTACCCGGACGGGTCGCCCGAAGAGGTCCAGGTGTTCTACGGCCGGATCGACTCGGTAAGTACCTCGCTGGGCGGGGTCACGTTGCAGTGCTCGGATCTGGCCGCGGACATCGTGGACGCACGCTTTTCGAAGACCACCAAGCCGTCCGACCTCGTCCCGGCGCCGGCCTCGTCGAAGGTCGTCGACGTCGCTAAGGCGGTGATCCTGGACGCGTCGCCAAGCGCCACGGTGAGCATCGACCTGCCGGCGGCGGACCCGATGTACCCGATCCTGGTCGGGCCCACCACGTCGTGGACCTCGGAGCGCTCCGACGCCATGGATTCGCTGTGCACGCAGGTCGGTTGTGAGTGGTTCGCCGACATGTTCGGCACCTTCCACATCAAGGCGTTACCGGCGGCCATCCCCACCGACGTCACCCCGGAATGGATCGTCGACACCGGCGACAACGGTGTGCTGGTGGACCGGGTCCGAAACATCGACCGTTCCGGCGTGTTTAACCAGGTTTTCGTGGAAGGCACGCCGGTCAACGGGACGTTGCCCGCCCGTGGGGAGGCACACGACACCAACTCGTCCTCGCCGACCTACTTCGGCGGTCCGTTCGGCAAGGTGCCCACGTTCTACTCCGGACAGGCGGTGCGCACCAACCCGGAGGCAAACGCGTTGGCGGCCAAGCTGCTCGCCACCGCGGTGTCTTCGGTACGCGCGGTGCAGGTGACCTGTGTGGCCAACCCGAAGATTCAGCTAGCCGAGGTCGTGAAGGTGTTCACCCGCAACGCCAACGTTGACGGGCTGTACTACGTGCAGTCGTTCCAGCTTCCGCTGGACCCGGAGACGCCCATGACTATGACGTTGTACGCCACCGCGGTCACGCCTGGCACGCTCGGCTTCATCCCCGGCGAGCGGGGGTTGGTAGGTGAGAACCGGTGGGTACGCGCGAGGTAAACATGGTGGACGCGGTCGCCACCGTCATCCCCCGGTTGGCCCGCGCCCGGACCGCGGTCATCCATACCGGTCAGGTCGTCTCGGTCGCTAACGGCATCGCGGTAGTCAACGTCAATGGCGGTAACGCCGACGCCGGGTATCACCTGTGGGGTAAGCCTTCGGTGGGTGACGTGGTGTCGCTGATCGCCGACGGGGACCGTTGGTTGATCGTGGGTACGCAGGCCGGCGACACGTCCACAGACAAGCCGTACTTCTTCGCTTCCAACGGCACCGGCCAGGCGTTGACCACGACGCCGACCAAGATTGCGTTAGGCGGGTCGTCGCTGGTCGGTGCGTCCATTGTGAACGGCAACGTGGTGGTGGCCAAGCAGGGCGTCTACGCGCTGATCGCGCACGCCGGCTTCAACACCAAGGAAGCCGCGACGGTCATCGCCGCCGCGGGGGTACAGGTCACCGGTACGCCTTCCGGGTTGGACGCGGTCTCCCGTGGGGCGGGGACCTTCCTGTCCACCACGACGGTGGTGGGTGTCGACACCTTGGCCGCGGGCGCCACGTTGCAGATGAACGTCTACGGCGCCGGCCTCGGTACCTCGCCACAGTGTCTCTGGGCGCGGCTGATGGGTTTTTGGCTCAACGCATAGACGTCCGGGCGGGGTTCTTCCTACTCCTTCCGCTCCGCTCGGACCTTACGTGGGAAACGGGGCGGTGATGACCTCGTTTCTTGTGCACGTCTCGCACCGGCACGGCCGTATCGACTGGCCCGACGTGGTGGCCGCCGGGGTAGCCGGCGCGGCGATCAGGGCCGGCGAGGGTGAGCCGGTCGGCTACCGGTTCACCGATCCGAAGTTCGAGACCAACGCCAAGGCGGCGGCCAAGGCCGGCCTGGGGCTGGTCGGGGCCTCCCACGGCCTCGTGGGCGGCCGAAAAGACGCCATCGGTAGACAGGTGGACCTCCTGTTGGCCGCGCTGGACCACATCGACGCCGCGCGGTCGTGGGCCCTACTGGACGCCGGAGTGGTCCAAGAGGTGTTCGCGTTGGGGCTAGGTCCCCGCTTCGCTGACATCCGCGTCTTTCACGATCGCTGGTACGAGTCCACCGACCGGACCCTGGTCGTGCACATCCCGCGCTACGCCTGGCAAAGCTACAACTGCCCGGACCTGTCCGTGCTGCGTTGCCCGCTGGTGACCTCGGACGCGTTGGGCGCCGGCACGGTCGTCCTGCCGTCGGGCTACCTACGGGCCGGCGGGGACAGCGCCCCGGCGTGGGCGCCCTACGGCTACGTGGAACCAGCGATGTGGACGTTCACCTACGCGGCCAGGGTGGCCGGTATTGCTCCGGATCTCGTGGACGCAACCGCGTTCCGTGGCGGGGTCGACGAGTTGGCCGAACTGCTACGGGGGGGTTTGTAATGGCGAACAAGGCGGTCATGGCCCGCGACCGGCTCATGGCCTACCTGACCGACAGCGGTGTCGACCCGGCCACCGTCAATGAGATGGCCGTGGTGGCCGACGTGGCGCTGAGTCTGGTTGCCGAGTTGGGCGCCGAGTTTAACGACCGGCTACCGACGTTCATGACGCTTGACGACTACTACCGCGGGGTTCCGCCGATGCCGGGCAGCCCCGATCGGCTCACCGAGAAGTACAAGGAACTACACCAGATGAGCCGGTCGAATTGGCTTGCCCTGGTCGTCGACGTGGTCAACGAGCGGCTACGGATCGGATCCATCGCGTCCACCGGTAACCCGGTGCAGGACAAAGTGGCGTGGAACTGGTGGCGGGCCAACAACATGGACGGTACGTCGTCCCAGGTGCATGCCGCCGCGCTCAAGTACGGCCTGTGCTACGTCTCGGTTTGGCCGACCGGTGATGTGAAACGCCCCCTCATGATGGGCGAGTCCCCGCTGACCTGCTACGTGCGTTACCACCACGAGTCAGGGATGGCCACGGCGGCGTTACGGGTCTGGCAGGACGGGCCGTGCCAACGCATCTACGCGGACCTGACGTTGCCCGGCTACCAATTCCACCTGGTCTCGGACTCCGAGTGCAGTAGCACGACCATCGCGATGTCGGAGGTCAGCCCGAACCGGCACATCGTCACGGTCGACCTGTCCGAGGTGGACTGGCGTTTCCGCGAGGATGTCCTACCGGTGGAACGCAACCCGCTCGGTGAGGTGCCCTACGTCAAGATGCTGACCGAGCCCGACCTGGTGGGCGGCTACCGCTCCGAGATCGAAGGGCTCACGAGTACGCAGGACCGCATCAGCAAAACGAACTTCGACCGGCTGATGGCGCAAGCCTTCGCCAGCTTCCCGCGGGCTTGGATCACCGGCATCGACGTACCCACCGACCCGAAGTCGGGCAAGCCCAAGGAACCCTTCGACGCCGCGGTGGACCGGCTGTGGACGATCGAGAACGAGATCCCGCCGAACTTGAGGGCTACATCAAGGCCAACACCGCCGACGTGCAGGCGTTGGCCACGCAGTCGCGCACGCCGCCACATCACCTACTGGCCGGCATGAGCGTGTTTCCCTCCGGTGAGTCGTTGCGGGCCACCGAGTTTGGCTTAACCCGCAAAGTACAGGCCAGGCAACAGTCCTACGGCGACGCGTGGTCAGACGTGCTGCGGCTGGCCGGCCGGGTGGTCAATAACAAGCGGCTGGCCAACGACCTGGGCCTGGGCGTGGTGTGGGAGGACGTGGAGGCCCGCTCGGAGGCTGAGGTTGTCGACGCGCTGACCAAGATGGCCAGTCTCGGCGTACCCAACGAGGCGTTGTGGCAGCGGTGGGGCGCCACACCCGATCAGATCGCGGCTTGGGCGGCGGCTAACGCCGTCGCGGCCGATAAGACCCCACCCACCGATGCTCCGCCGGCCCTGCCGGTCGGGGATGAACTGGGTTCATCCGAACCCACGCCTTGACGGCCGGAGGCCGTCCGTATTGGACCCGAGATGGGGCCACGTAACAGGGAGAGCGAATGTCTCAACCCACGCCGGGCGTCGACCCCAACGCGCCGCCCGCGAACAACCCGCCGCCGCCACCTGTCAAT